TCACGAGGAATTCGCGTGTGTTTTTGTTGATGGACTCCTGAAACACCTCGATTTCATATCCGATACTGCTGCTATCCGGTTCTAATTCCGCCTGGTGGTACTTCTTCGTCACCGACCATATTTTCCGTGGTTCGACGTCGCTGCCTGCCGACGCCGCCGCCGCCGCGCCGTCCATAACGCTGATTTCACCACCGTTCTCTAAACGCGAAAGTGCCTGAAAGATGCGAACACCGTCAAAGCACGTCCCGATGAAATACCCGCCCAATTTCGTACACTCGGATACATTTTGAAGGAAGGTATGAAGTTTCAGGATATTCTCGAAGAAGTAGTGGACGGCGAACTGTACCGAGCAAATATCAAACCCGTCAGCTGCGCGACCGTAATGCGGGTAAACCCCGCGACCTAACAAGCTCGCATCCTTTGCGCCTTCGCCGAATATCGCGCGGGTAATCAATCGGTATCGTTCGCTGATGGCGGCTTGACCCGTTCGCATCTCTTTACTGCTATCCCCGTGAATAAATATCGCCGCGGGAACATTGTGTTTCGTCTTTTTGATGTCTAGATACCTAGCACAGACACCGTCGAATTTATGCTCCAGGTTATCTTTGGAATAATCAATCCCGAAGACGAACCCGAGTTTCGCCGCAATCCATTTCGGTAAATCGCCGCCTTTTCCCACCGCGAAATCGATGAGCGTATTTCCCGGTTTTGCGACACTTAATATCAGCTTGCGTTTCACGTATAAGTTGTGGAAGTCGCGGAGACTCTTGGTCAGCGTTTTGATTTTTGCGCCGCCGCCGATATCGTATCCGCCGCCACCGCCGCCGCCCCCCGAAACGGATGCTGAATGATTGTAATAGACGTCATCATTCGTGAGTTCATCAGGGATATCTTCGCCCGTCATTATCATCTCCGGTGTAATCGGATTGTGGATAGAATGCCAGTTGTTATTCGCGACGTGATACGCGTTTCCGTAATTCTTCCCGCCTGCGCGATACTCCGCCGTCTTGTCATGGCGAACACGAAGCGGCACCCAACGCCAATTCACCGGCTTCGTTTCATCGTAACTGAATTCCACAATCGTTTCATCCTGAATAATATCGTTTTCAATCGTCATCATTTGACTAACACCTGCTTCATCAGGGCGTAACATAATGTTACAAATATGCGCTTCGTTATCATAAGGATACGTCGGGTAAAACGGCGCTGGTTTGTAGCCGTCTCCGGCCGCTGTCGATGACGACGATTCTTCGCCGCCGCCGCCGCCGCCGCCGTGTCCATGACTCGGTGGCACCTGACCTTCAATCACCGACACACACGGATTAATATACCCATGTTTTCGCTCATCATATCCTACCCGCAATACCAGCGTTTTATATTGCTGGATTTGGACAGACCGCGACACATCAATCCCCGATTTGAATACATTACTCACAAGGTCCTCATTGTCATCGCCCTTCTTGGTGGTGACCAGGAAATCGATGGTATTCATATCCGCTGGCTTCCACTTGAACGAATAATTCCATGTGGTTTTATAGAGCGGTCCCGCATTCCCGTCATTGCGTGTATTACTGCCTACCCCGCAGTCAAGTGGCGTAAATATAAGTCCGTCGGTATGATATTCGAACTGATGTTCGGCGCACTTTCGTAAAATAGAAGCGCAGCCGTCAAAGATGGTCTTCCCGCCTGACGACGACGCGACCTCGAAATGCTTATGCTCGATACGTATCGGCGACAACGACTCCGCCCCACCAGACACACATTTCGCTTGTAAGTTTTTGACGACGCTTACCAATAACGGTAGACGGAAGTTCGTAAGAACCTCATCTTCGTTAATCGGGTAAAACAACCGCGCGCGAATATCGGCCTTATGGACGTAATATACATCAAATGCGAGATACAGGTTGATGAAATCCCCCTTCTTGTTATGAACGATATGTTCGCCATCGATGAGCGTATTGTGTAGTTTTGTATTTAAAGAGACTGCGCCGGTAAATTGGACATTCATGTTCATATCGATCAAGTAGATGCGCCCAGTTTTTGGCGCCACAAACAGGAGTTTACGTTGCCCGTCGGCCTTTTCAGTGACCGAGTAATTCATACGAATATTCGGAACTTTCGAATCCTGGCTTAATGGGCGAATATTATGCATCTGAAGCGTCAATGAAGACGGGCCGATAAAATGCTTGGGGCGGAGTATGCCTGTGCCGCCCGTGGCAGCGGCGGCATCTGATGATGCCAGTTCTTTGGCGTGGCGGCGTTTCTCTTTCATGTCGGCCTTCTTTTCTGGGTCACGCTCATGTTGTTCTTCTTCCGTCTCGGAATCGGATGATGAGTCGCCTCCAGCCGCGGCTTCTTCCGGATGAATCAGTGTATAATAACGACGCTGTATCATGCGTAATTCCGCCGATGAAACCGGGTAATTCGTTTCTTGAATTCCCGACAATACCATTTTTATAACACGGCGTATGGTATCCAGTAAATATTTGGGATGGGTGAATGAAGTGCCGGGACCGACGAGGTCATTGTTCACTTCTATCTCGATTTCATACCGTATCGGGCTCTCCATGACTTTCGACGCGTCAAAGGTAGACGCGGAAATATAGCCTGTGCGGTCTCGTTGTGACTCCTTCACGACACTCAAATCCACTTGAAAAGGCAGATCCGGGTGTGTCATCGTTGAACGATTGATGTACCGGAATGTCTTCTTGTTGTCATTCCATGTTTTCAAAATAGAGCGCGCGAGTGTGGACGTATTTGCGATGCGTTTCTCGCGTTGATAACTTACCTTGAAATTGAAATCGTCGAAAATGACTGGATGGATGGATGTGTCCTGTCTTGGCGTCGCTTCGCCGCCGCCCGCCGCCCCCGCGCCTGACCCTGGTTTGCGCGCATACATCTTCTGCGTGAACAATACGTATTTATCATCCGGCATATTCGTTTTACAATACTTCTGGACGTCATTGATTCCGTGGATTTCTGCGCGAATAAGCGAGAGCTTGGTCTGTCCGGTACGAGAGTCAAGATATTCATTCTGTATTTTCAACGAATATGCGTTCTTTTTGGAAAAGCCGAACCCCGACGCCAGCAACTTCTGTATGACATTATCGAAATTATGTTTCGTCGTTGGCTGATTTCCGCGCGTTCCAAATCGTATCTCTAATTCAGGTATTCCATCGGTTTTATCCAATAGACCTTCTAAATAGGATGACACAATATTGGAAAATTCTGACTGCTTATCCGATGACGCAAAGGATCTCGGCATTCTACTATATATATGAATAGGAAATTATTTATACACTTATTCATATATCTATTATATTTTTCAATTTTATCCCGCGCAGCATCGTTTATTTCATTACATTATCATCCGAACTATATCTTCATATAACTCCGCTTTCGTTTTCTTCTTCTGACTGACAATGGACCCGAAATCACCCAAGACGACCTTTGTTTCGGGTATTTCCAATTTTCTACATATGTCAATGAGGTCCTGGACCTTATACGCGGAAATCGACCGGATTGGTGAAGATATATTCTCCATACTCCAATATGTATCTCTTACGTGCGCCAAGAACGCGGATTTCATGGCTGTACCTGCCATCCCGAGATACACTCCAAACTTTCCCCGGATTTTCTCCAAGATAAACGTGTTCTTGTCATTATCCGAACGCCCGACTTCAAAGATTTTACGGTCTTGGATGATACACACCGAGAGATTATAACACACCGCGATACCCTGGAATGTTTCCAGGGTGATATAAGGCTTATGAACGAGACTTTCCTCCACCGACGAAGCGGAGATTTTATGCGGTTTCAATAACGTCTTTCGCGCGCGGATATATTCCACCATTTGGAACTTAAAGGCGTTGGATTCCGTGTAATGATTTTCAACACATTCGAACTTTTCAATACCATGAATCATAATATAAGCACACCATAATAGTGTGTCATTTTTCACATTAGGTGTATACAGATATTTTGACATTGTTGTCAAATCGAATGCGACGGCGGGTGCGGGTGCGATGGCAGATGCGGAATCAGAGTCGGACTCGGAGACGGAGTCGGAGACGGAGTCGGAGTCCGTGTCAGACACAGACACAATACTGTTCTGCGGTGGCGGTGCGGGCGTGGGCGGTGCGGGCTGTGCGTGCGGTGCGGAATGGCTACGTGTCGATTGAATATCAAGAATACACATATCTTCCAATATATTATTTCGTGTAAATGAAAAAGAGTTATATACACACGGAATTATCGTCGTCGTCATAGTGGCTGACCAGGTTATACTACTATATCATATTGTCTTTATGCCTTGTGCCCACACGCACGCAGGCGGGTACGCCTATGCTTTACAATCGAAATACTCCTTCGTAATGAGTTCCTTTTGATGCTCGACTTCGCTAAGTTGTTCTTCTTGTTTGATAACGTATTTCATATACTCGTCCAACTGTGCGAGCGTCTCGTCGTTTAGTTTGGTGATATTAATAAAAATACCATTCTTATTCTCGTTTATATTTACTGATTTTCCTGTCAGAATCCGCAAGACTTCGACTTGATGAACTACGGGCATCCGTTCAATACCGTCCTTCAACATCATCAAGTAGTTTGTTTTCGTTTCAACATGCTGCGCTATCGTCTGAATTTCATTCATTTTACTTAAACTCGCAATAGAAATGTCGCTGGGGGGGTGTTTCACCATAGCGAACGGAATGGAGCGGAGCGGAATGGAATGGAACGGAGTGAGCCGAGTATTATCATTATTGACGACCAAATCTTTATATATTATTCCGCGTCATTACTCCGCGTAATTATTCCGCGTGTAATAACATCCCAATAATCGTGACATGCGTGTCATTTAACACGAACCGTCGCCCGATGATTTCGACTGTCAAGAGGTCGCCTTCTTCCACCCGACAGAATAGTTCATTGTTTCGTATATTCATATCACGGGACAAGAACACTTCAATCGGTGATACACTCCCCACTTGTAATTTGGTCGCAATCCCGCGAATCCCCGCTTGGGTGATTGTTTTCGCGACACATTTGATTTGCGTATGCTCGTCCGGCAAACAAACCAGGCAATCAGCGACGACATCGTATCGGATATTTCCCGCGGATAATGTTCCACACGAATACCTGAATATGGAAATAGACCCGGGGCAAATATATCCTTCAATCGAACATTTGCCTTCATATCGCGCAGCCATTTCATCATGTAAAAGACTCTTTATATCCTTGTTCAGGTGACTGATTTTATAGAACGGAACGATAATCGTCCGCTTGATTTGTGCTTGATGAAACAGACTCTCGTCGCAATACGACGACGTCACGACATGCTCAGCCGCAGGCTCGGGCTCGGGTTCGGGTTCGGGTTCGGCTACAGGCTCCGCCACAGGGACGGTCTTTTTACTCGCCGTCTTTCTTTTGGGACGAATAACAAGAGTTGCCATCACGGAACAACAATGGGTATATCAATTATTACATTTTGTTTATATCTTTATCAATTTTATTGAATTATTTTGATAATAATAATGACTCAACAATGCGTCATTATTATATGTAATCGCATATTGTCAGACTGTACTCACTGTCGGTGGCGGTCGCGGCGGCGTCGGCACTGCCTTTCGTAATAAGAAGCGGTCCAGCACATCCATAGATTTGCCCGCTAGCAACAAGAGCATCGCATTCTTCTTTTGACGCATGTGGATTTATCGGTTGATGATTATGCTTATACGCGCCATGTCTCAATATTTTACAGTTGAAGTCGGTGTGATGGATTACAAATGGTTCATTACAATGAAGACACGTAAATACGTATTCTTTATTATCGGTGGGGCGCATGATGTATACTGTATACTGTATACTGTATACTGTATACATAT